GTTAATCCATTCGCCAAAAAAGGCGACAAGATGCGCTAACTGAGGAGCTTTACCGTTCAGAGGCCAGACGGATTTTGTCTCAGCGAGAAGGTCAGCCAGGGTTTCCGGGAAAACATGCTGAAGCTGGCGAAGGTCATGACTGCGACAGGCCAGTAATACGTTTTGAGGATAGGTAGCGTCCATATCCATGCTAAGGCGAGTAATTTCACCTTTTTGCTCAGCGCTCAGCTCATCAAAAAGGCCGAAAAGCCATGTGCCCAGTACGCGCTGTTCGAATGTGTATGACTGGTGTGAAGCGGCGCGTTCCTGAAGCCCTGATTCATTACCCCCGGCTGTTTCCTCCAGCTGCGCGTGCTCGTCCTGGATATTTACGGATTTAGCCGGTTTCGCTTTTGGTAGCCAGGTACGCCCATCTTCCTGCAGTTCGTAACGATCACACCAGGTAAAGTCGACGACGCCTTCTTCCGGCAGATCATTTACCACCGGGAAATTAGTCAGGACAGGAAGCTGGTAATCATGGCCACGACCCACTTCGATTTCAGCATCTTCGAGAATAACCTGCGCCTGGAGCTTGGCGCGTGCTTCGGTTTTGGCGGTGAACCAGAAAATGCCGTTTGGCTTTTTCGACTTCTGGCTGGCCTTTATCAGATTGAAGAATTCCATACTGTTCCTCATTTTTGGGTGTTAAGATCCCCGGGCCATTGACAGCGCCCATTGGGTGTTGTTTTGGTTTTTCAGACTGCCTGGAGCAGTACTGCCGTTCTTCTCGGGCAAGCATGTTGCCGCGCAGAAAAAGCAGGGTACTTTTCACTTCATCACCTGGCTGAAGCAGGCTTTTGCAGTAGGCGCATTTCGCACCGGTGGTTTCCTGACCGTGAATCATCGGATCCCCCCAGCTATTCAGTAAAACTTCCACAAGACAATCGTTGATACGTATGGCGCCGCGCATGGTGCGCAGGTAAACGTATTTGCCGCGAACCGCTGACACATTCCAGGTGTGCCCGTCGTGCTTTGCCAGCATTCCCGGAACCACACACTGGCGAATGATGTGCATCGTGCCGTAGGGTTGATTAACCATCTCATCCTCTGCCCTTCTCGCCAGGCTGGCGGAACGTTTGTAAACCTGCTGCGTGTTAATGACTCCACCTCATCCCGGTATTCATATACTCCGGGCCGCTACTTCGTGGGCGTCCTGCCTTGGTGGTCGTTACTGCGTTTTGATGAGTTGATATTAAGTCCCAGGCTTAATTATTGTCAAGCTTTTAGCTAAGTAGATTTTAAGTTTTAGGCTTAAACGTGATAGGAGATGTGAATTTCTGGCAAAAAAAATCCCAGCCAAAGGCCGGGATACGGGTTTTATAGTCAGATTTAATATTTCGAACTGGCGGGAGGGTTTCTAATTTCTAAGGCGTATTTTTGATACAGCTTAATCTTCGTGAAACTTAACGCGCCCCTTCATGTACTTCTCGTACAACTCATCAAGTTCTTTTAAACGTATAGCGAAAATCCTAAGCATGTTTTCTTGCTCTGCGCTTGGTAACTGGCGATAAAGCTCAAGCAATCTTTGCTCGTCCGGCTTCAACCCGTCTTTTTCACCTACATCCTCACCAAGAAGCCAAGGGACTGAAACGCCAGCAGCATCTGCGATCGCAAGCGCTGATTTCTTACTAATTACACCTTTTTTGAACCAGCCGTTAACGGATTTCGGAGTTACCTGCGCAACGCGAGCCATATCTGATTTTGTCATCCCACGCCCATTTAATTCATTGAGGCGCTCGACAAGTGTTGGGTTTAGAAGCGGTTTCTTTTCCATAACCAAGAGAATAAGCCTTTTGCTTAAACTTTAAAATTCGCCCCAGGCTTGACAATATATTAAGTCTAAGGCTTAATTTGTTGTAAGTTCAAACCGGAGACAATGATGAACGGATTAATTAAAGCAATTAAAACTGCTGGGAACG